GGAACACGCCCATCAGCTCAGGCTCGGAGCAGTCTATCGTGTCAGGCTCCTTGCCGTCTGCCTTGAGGTAGAGGCAGCGAGCCATCTCACGGAGAGGGACGTTGTTTGTCTTGTCGGACTGCAGGAACTGCTGGAAGAAGTTGTCTGCGGTGATGTAGTTGGCAAAGGCGAACTCGTGCAGCTCTACATCGACCGCCTTGTATGGACCGATGAAATCAAGCCTGTTGTCTGCACCGTTGCCGTCGAAGATGTAGTCGAAGGTCTCGCAGAAGCTTTGCACCTGCCACAGCTGTAGAAAGAACCGCTGTATCTTGCCATCCTCCAACTGTGTCTCGCAGAGCCATCCGTCTTTTTTCTCATTGAGCACCTTGATGCCGCAGAACCGTGCGAAGAGGTAGGTGCGCATCTGGTATTCCGTCCATCCTTGTGTGAGGAGTGTCAGAACGTAGCGCAGTTGCTCTTGGGTGAGTTCGTTCCAGGAGTGGGGCGCGTGGAGTTGCAGGCTACCGTCAGCCAGCAAAGAAGAAGGTTGTGTCATCAGTTTTGTTTTCATAACTTTGCATGTGGTTGGCCTTATAGGCGGTTGAGTCTCTGTATAGGGCGAAGTCATCGAGGTGTTCTTCGATGAAGCGAAGCAAACTCTCGAACGAGCCATGAGCATCGCTTTTGCCGATGAGTTCGCCGTTTTGTGGCAAGAACAATGCGATGAAATCGAGCATTTTGAGCTTGGCACGTCGATGGTTGGGTGCGAACGCTGCCTTGCGCTCCTCGCTCAGCATCTGGTCTATCAAGTCATCGGAGAGCTGCTTGCGAAGGAAATTCTCGGCGGAACTGATGCTTGGTCTGAAGGTTGCGAGGTCATCGAACGTGAGCTTGCGGTCTGCGAAGTAGTATCTGCGCAGGATGAAGGGAGACCAGAAGAAAGACCGTATGTTGTCAAGGGCTTGCTCTGTATCCGCCCATCCTTCGGCACGGCGAAGCTCGTTGATGATGTTGTGCCTTGCCATGTCTCGGCTGTAGGTCAACTCATGCTCCAAGGCATCGACACGAGCTTGTGAGGCAGGTGCGATGTTGTCGTTGCTCACCACCCCGAAGCCGTTGTCTGTCATGATGATGTCTTGTGAGTGCAGACGGTCGAGGAAGGTGGCGAGTATCACATAGCCTGTGACATGGCGCAACAGGGGCGAGTCCTCTTGGGTCGCCTCGCTCTCATGGTCGGTATTGATGACATCTGCCACGAGGTCGTTGTAGGTCTGCTCGAAGGATGGCTCAATCTTGGTGAAGACATCCTCGGAAGCTGCTCTCACGAATGGCAAGAGCTGCTCAAATTGGTCAGTTGTTATCTTGATCATCGTCTTGCTTTGAGTTTGGGTTGTTTGAAACTTTCTTAGCATCCTTGTTCTCGTCAAGGGTGGTGAGCATAATGAGCGGCACGTCTGGACAAACCTTATCCTCCCAGTGGTTGAAATAGATGACGACCCAGTGAACAGTCTCCATGAGATCATGGAAGGCTTTCTCTATCGACTGCTTGAGCGTGAAGAGCTCTCGCTTGTCGGATCCTGAGTTGTTGGTCTGACTCTTACCAGGAGTGGCACCCACGAGGTTAGGATGGATATTGTCGGCATAGCATTGCATATTGTTGCTCTCGGCAATGTCGTCGCTGTAGTCGCCTCCGTCCTTGGAGGTGTCGATGCGAGTAATCTTGACCATGTTGACTTCCTTGCCGTCTGGGGTGGTGTAATATCCCGCCACCCACAGCTTGCCGCTGTTCTCGATGCCAGAGATGAAGGACTTGATTTTTTCTTTTTCCTGGAGCTTGCGCTTCTTCTGATCTTCTTGATTGGTGATGTGCTCCTCCTTGAAGATGCCGCGCCAATAGTCGTTGTGGATTTCCACGAGGTAGGGGATAGCGGCATGGTTTTTGAGCTTCGACATCTTTCCGATGGCGATGAGCCGGGAGATATCATACCATTTATCTCTGAAGATAGCACTGTAGTAGGGAACTGGATAGTATTGGCATCCGGCAGTAGGGAAACGTGTCACGATGGCAAACACACGCGCCTTGGTGCGGGGACCATTGCCGCCTTGTCGTGACTTCACCTGTCCGCTCTGCCCCTTCAGACCCATGCGCTCCTGTAGGTCGCCCAGTGGGTCAAGTTCGTCGAGCAATGGGATTGCCTCTACGTTCTCAGGCTCCAGTGCGTTGCGCCAGTTGGCGTATAGTACGTATTCGGAGCGACCGTTTTTGCTTTGGGTGAACCGACAGTAGCAAGCCTCCTTGTGTCGGACTGCCACGATGCGGTCGCCCTTTTTGTTGAGGATGATTGCCGAGACACAAAAGAAGAAATACTTCATATCAGTGATTTGCTCCAGGAAGAAACGACTCAGCGAGTTGTGCATCTTGAAGAGGTTGACCTCCTTGTCATCGCTCGGTAGCTTGGTCTTGATGTCGTTGTATTGGAAGCCCATGCCGTAGCAGGTGAGCACATTGAAAAGTTTGTTTTGTGCCATCACGCTGCTCTCGCCGATATTTTTGATGAGCTTGTATGGCAGGAGGTTGTCTGCACCGAATGGGATGTAGGTGTAGTCGTTGCCATCGCTCGCCTTGACGGTCATCGTGCCTGTGATGCCGTCATCGTCGAAGATGCCCGAAGACTCCACGAAGCCGCCTGTCGGGTTGTATGCCTGGTAGTTCATCACGTCGCCCATGGTGGCGAAGGTGATGTCTATGTTTTTGTCGTCCATTTGCTATAAGTATATTGGATGGTTGTTGTATCTGAAGATGAAAACGTCGCGCACCTTGCGCACCTGGTTGTTGACAGGGTTGCGGAGACGGTGGGTGCCCTCTCGCCAACTTGACGAGGTGACGAGCCATCCCCGATAGTGGATGATGGAGCCGTCGGATGCCTTCCAGCAGTCGATGTCAACAGGCGAGCGGTCGATGCGTGAGATATCGAGCGAGCGGCGAAGTTCGTTGATGTGTATAGCCTTGCTTGCGTCAGCCATATATGCGAAAACTTTAAGGGTGAAACTTTAGTTGAACGTGTCGTCGAAGGAATCGTCGAAGATGCGACCTTCGCCCATGCTCTTGAACATCACGTTCTGGATGCGCTGCGCATACTGGTAGGTGAAGGTGAACTCGGGCATGTCGTCTGCCTCGTTGGTGCGCTCTGCCTTCGACTCGGTGATGGTGACCTGCTTGTCTTGTGAGTAGTCACGGAAAAGATAGATTTCATCGGAACGCAGCAGGTCTTCGGCGAAGTGAGCCATCGACGGTGGGAGGAAGCCTGTGTCGCCCTCGAAGTTGCGAGTCTCCTTGACGGAGTAGTTGATTTTCTTGCCACCGATGACTGCGCTCTTGCGCTCGAACTCTGGCGAGATTTTCTTTCTGCCGAGGCAGTAGAAGGTCTCCTGGCATCCGAAGCTGTTGGTGAAGAGCAGCACAGGGTCTGCCACGCTGCCGCTGTGGTCTATCTGGAACTCCTGCGTGCGCTTGCCCACGGTCACGTTATAGGCGAAGAGGTCGCCCTTGGTCTTGTCGTGGTATCTGTCGGGTGACACGTCGAAGGTGGTGATGCCACCCACCGTGCGTGTCGGTGTGCTGTCGGCTGTGAAGGTGGCGGTGTTTACGGTGTTGCCATCCTTGAAGTATCGTGCCGTGACGGTCGCCTTGGTGCTGTCGGAGCCTGCCGCATGGAGGTACTCCCGATGACCGAGACGTGTGAGCTTCGAGCCATCGAGGAGTGTCATGAAGTATTGGTCGAGGAAGGTTGCCGCCGACATGTCGATGTCAACGGTGGAGTAGTAGGCGGTGATGTCTCCGCTCTGCCAGGTGGCTGAGTCGGTCTCGCCTGTATGCTCGGTGATGGTGATTGAGAAGGTGGCGGTCACGGTGGGGCGCACGGCATCGGCGATGAGTGTGCCGAGGTCGTAGATGGTGATGTTGCCAGAGACTGGGTAGTAGGTCTCATTGAGCAGTTCTTCGCCTGCGCAGGTGATGG